CATTCAAATACGTTATTAGGCAATTCTTTTCTCATAGCCTGTACAATTTCATTAAATTCTTTATTTAAAAAGTTTTCACCAAACCCGCTAAATGATATTCTACCAACATAATCAAATTCTGCTAAACGTTTTGCTATTGTAGTGGAATCTTCTATAGTTGTGTTCAAATTTCTATTTGGATAAACTTCAGGGTCGTGTCGTGGACAAAAAACACATTTACGATTACACAATTCTGTTAAATTCATTTCAACCGTTAATATACTATGTAACGGGTTAGTTGTATTTTCAATTAAATTTAAATGTTTCTTCTCTTGGTCTTTTCTATATTGAAGAAAACTATATTTATCATCAACTTTTTTCATCAGCCCACTTATCGAATATAGTTCCGTCTAACCATTTTCTGTCGTATTTTATTTTTTCTTCTTTTAAATCAGACAAAACGTTCCACTTAATCTTCTTTTGTTTTTCTAACTTTTTAACATAATCATATTCTAACTTACCATTATGTGGATGTGAACCACAATCTTTAATAGGAAGATACCAACTAAAAGGCTTATCTCCGCCTCCTCGTTTCTCGTCAGTTATTTTTCTAAAAAAATCAAATCCTATAATATCTAAACTTTTATAAGAAGTTACTTTGCGGGTAAAATATAATAAAGACATAAATCCGGCTGAAGGTCTCATTCCATTTTTAGGTCCTCTAACTCCATTACCGAATCCTTCCATATAGTTTAATTCATCTAATGTTTCTATAAGTTCAATATCACTAAACATATCTATTTTAGGAATTTGTGGTAATGAGTTTTCCCACGGAATATTAGAGTCTACATCTAATAATTTAGTACGAACTCTATTAAATAATATCAAAGTATCTTTATATTGGCCACTTTCAAAGTCATCTTTTAACGTTTTTATTACGTGAAATCTAAATGTACCTGTAATCCATATATCAGTTCTACTTCCGAGATTTTTATATTGAGCTTGTGTTTTTGCTATAGCAGCTCCGTGATGTATTACGACATCAAATGAGTCAATAAAATCACCATACTCATAGTTCATCATTTCTACAGAATTTCCTACAAGTACGACTCTTTTATTTTTTAGAAATTCGTTAATAGGAATTGTTAGCACTAAACACCACCTACAGATTCTCTTTCAATATCATTGTGATTTAGTTCAGCCCAATAAAATTCATAACAAATAGTTTTTGCGTTTGCTTTAAAACTATGATATTCTCCTGGCTTAGCTATAGTCATATCACCCGCTTTTAACGTGGTTGTATCCACTAAATCATAATCATTTTTGTAGATTATAATATCTAATTCACCACTTTCTACATAGAAGGCATTAAATTTATATTTGTGTTTATGTTTTGAACAATATCCGCCTTTATTTACTTCTATCCTATGTACTTCAAAATTAGGATTAGAGAATATATTTGCGGTCTTGCCCCATACTTTTCCTGCTGTGTGCATATTATATCCTTGGTTTAGGTTTATCTTTGGGATTGTTCCATCGAATCATAGGAACTTTTACTTTGTTAGATTTTACTTCTTCGTCTTCTTTTCTTTTATAATAATCATTAGGTAAAGTTATCATTCTGAGTTTTGCAGGCTCAGCTGTAAAAGATACGAAAATATCTAATTCTTTTTGGTCGTGTCTTTCTCTTAAAAAGTTTAACTTTTGTATCCACCACTCTATAGGTCTTCTTTTAGGTTCAAGTTGTAAAAATATTAGTCTTGTAGCAGAATTAAAAATAGTGACTAAATTTAAATCAACTTCTGCAGGATTTAACGTATCGAGAAATCCGTCACAAGCTATCACTTCTGATTTATTCCCACCTATAGACTCTAAATCGTCAGTACTTGAGATAATAACACTTTCAGTTAAGTTTCTTTCATCCATTAATTTTGTACAAGTTGTCGTAAACGGATTAGAACTTGATAAAGTATTAGATGGTTTTTCAGGTAACGGGATATCATCAAAATTCATAACATTAATTTGATTTGTATCCATATGTGATTGATACTTCTTGTTGAGTCGGTCTTTATACATTGTTTTACTATTTTTTGCTTGACTTTCTCCAAAAGTTTTACTAGGACCCGGTTTCACCTTAGCCGGCTTCATTTTTAAATTTGAAATAACTTCTTCTAAGTCACCTAAAGGCCATTGTGTTGATGCATCTGATTTAGCACTTTCAGGGTCAGGGTGTGTTTCAAAAAATACGCCATCACAACCGACAGCAACTGCGGCTTTAGCAAGATAAGGAACCATATTTCTCATACCAGCTGTAGATGTTCCGTTTCCTCCTGGAAGTTGGTTACTATGTGTCGCATCAAATATCACAGGAAACCCAAACTCTTGCATTATAGGTATCGACCTCATATCAACAACAAGATTGTTATAACCAAATTGAGTTCCTCTTTCTGTAATTAAAATATTTTCATTACCTTCTTCTGTAATTTTTATTATAACATTTTCAATTTCCCAAGGTGATAAAAATTGACCTTTTTTAACATTTACTACTTTGCCTGTCTGTGCCACTTCTTTTATCAAATCAGTTTGTCTACACAAAAATGCTGGTATTTGAATTATATCAACTACTTCTGCTACTTCTTTTACGTGGTGTACTTCGTGAACATCAGTAAGTACAGGCATACCTGTTTCTTCTTTTACTCTTCTAAGTGCTTCCAATCCCTTTTCTATACCAGGACCTCTATAAGATGAATTAGAAGAACGATTTGCTTTATCCCAAGAACTTTTGTATACTATTGGAGTTTTAGTGTTTTTTCCTATTTTAACAAGTTGTTTTGCGACATCCATTGAAAGTTTATATGATTCAATAACACAAGGCCCCGCAATTATAGGTGTCTCATCGCCACCGAATACTACATTTGAAACCGAAACTTTTTTCATTTTAAACTCCTAAGATTTTTTCTTTTTAAATTCTTCAGTTTTGACAATAGGGTCATCACGAACAAATACTTCATACCATAATTCTCGTTCTTTATGTATATAAGTCAAATAGTCATCTATTTTTTTCTTCCAATTTCCATCTACTCGAGGATTAATTATTCCACATTTAGGACTTGAGAGAACTTTATTAATAAAATAGTGAGTATCTTGGCCTCGAACTTCAGACATAAACAAAGGCCAATTCATATGATAAAATGAACCCCACGCCATATCCTGATGTACTTCTATATGGTCAAGTTCTTTTTCTAAACAAACTGCATATAAAGAAGATTCACTAATATTAGTACTATATATTCTCGGTACTTTCATCATAAAAGCATACAAATCTGCTTCACGTGGAAGTATACACGATTCACCAAATAAATCTTTCAATTCTCCTATAATTTGATGTTGTGTTATTGGATGTGGTTTAAATAAAACTTTATCTCCGTGTCTATCTTTAATAGTTTTTAATTTATTTAAACAAACCCTACTTTTAATTTTATTAGAACCAGGTAAAACTACTAATGCTTCAATTTCTCTATCAAATTTTGGGTCTTCAGTTAAATCTATCCTGTCTTGATATTTGTTAGATACTTTATTTTCTACGTTCTCTTTAAAATATGTTACCCAATCTAATATTGGATATTCTTCAGTTTCTTCATCATAATATGCATCCTTAATCTGTTGTTCTCTCATTATTTGGCTCAACGGACACATCATAAATGAAGTAGCGTATTCAGTATAATTTATAGTTTTAAAATAGGCTATTTCGTTAGCCATTACATCATATGAAAATTCAGTAGTATACCGTTTCATACGTTTTCTAAAATATTTATCTACTCCTGCGAGATTATCGACTAAATATTTATTTTTTTCGTACTCCCCTATCCTTTCATTAGCAACGGAAGGGTCAAACATTTCAGATTTCATTTTAGGCATTGTAACTCCTTAGATAACCTTTTATATACACATATATAAATATAAAGTTTTTTTTCTAAAAGTGATTTTTTTTAAGATACGTAGTAACTTGTGATGCGGCTTGTATTATAAGTTGTAATAGTCTCGAAAGTTGTCGTGAAAGTTGTTATTGTATTAAACGTTGTAATTGTATTGAAAGTTGTTATAGTATTTTTGGTAGTATTAAAAGTTGTTGTAGTTGTTGTACTTGTTTCATATTTTGTAATAGTTGTTTTAGAAGTTTCAAAAGTTGTAGTAGTGGTTGTTGTAGTATTGTAAACCGTATTAGTATTTTTATTGGTTTCAAAAGTTGTTGTAGTATTTTTTGAAGTTGCAGTAGCCAATGTTGTAGCAGTATTATAAGTTGTTATTGTGTTATAAATAGTAGAAGTAGTTGTTGTGGTATTGAAAGTCGTAGTGGTTGTTGTATTTGTTTCAAACGTGGTAGTTGTTTCAAAAGTTGTAATCGTAGTGTATTGAGTTACGGTGTTTTTGTTAGTTTCAAAAGTTGTAATAGTAGACTTCGTAGTCGCGGTAGCTAATGTTGTGGCAGTTTCAAAAGTTGTAATCGTAGTGTACTGAGTTACGGTGTTTTTATTAGTTTCAAAAGTTGTAATGGTATTTTTTGAAGTCGATGTAGCTCTCGTTTCAATAGTTGTCGTAGTAGTATTAAAAGTTGTAGTAGTAGTTGTACTTGTTTCAAACGTAGTAATTGTTTCAAAAGTTGTAATCGTAGTGTACTGAGTAACCGTATTTTTATTAGTTTCAAAAGTCGTAATAGTGCTTTTTGAAGTAGAAGTAGCTCTTTTTTCTATAGTATTTTGAAAAGTATTATAAGTTGTAGTAGTACTTTGAGTTGTGTTGTAAGTCGTAATAGTTGCTAATGTAGTATTATAAGCTGTAGTAGTTTCATATATTGTAATTGTAGTATATTGTGTAACCGTATTTTTATTAGTTTCAAAAGTTGTAGTAGTAGACTTCGAAGTAGCAGTTGCTAATGTTGTAGCAGTATTATAAGTTGTTATTGTGTTATAAGTTGTAGTGGTTTCTAATGTAGTGTTGTAAATCGTAGTTGTTGTTGTATTTGTCTCAAAAGTTGTAGTAGTTGTTGTATTTGTCTCAAATGTAGTAATAGTATTAAACGTTGTGATTGTGGTATATTGAGTTACGGTGTTTTTATTAGTTTCAAAAGTTGTTATTGTACTTTTTGAAGTAGAAGTAGCTCTCTGTTCAATAGTTGTTGTAGTAGTATTAAAAGTTGTAGTAGTAGTTGTATTCGTATTAAAAGTTGTAGTGGTTGTTGTTGTGGTATTGAAAGTCGTAATAGTTTCATATGTAGTGATTGTGGTATATTGAGTTACGGTGTTTTTATTAGTTTCAAAAGTTGTTATTGTACTTTTTGAAGTAGAAGTAGCTCTTTTTTCTATAGTATTTTGAAAAGTATTATAAGTTGTAGTGGTAGTTGTTGTAGTATTGAAAGTTGTTATTGTATTGAAAGTTGTTATTGTATCAAAAGTTGTAGTGGTTGTTGTATTTGTTTCAAATGTAGTAATAGTTGAGTAAGTTGTAATTGTGGTATATTGTGTAACCGTATTTTTATTAGTTTCAAAAGTTGTAGTAGTGTTTTTTGAAGTAGAAGTAGCACGTGTTTCAATAGTTGTCGTAGTAGTATTAAAAGTCGTAGTGGTTGTTGTTGTGGTATTGAAAGTCGTAATAGTTTCAAAAGTTGTAATAGTCGAATATTCAGTGGTTGTAGTTTTAGAAGTTTCAAAAGTTGTAGTAGTGTTTTTTGAAGTAGCAGTTGCTAAAGTAGTTGCAGTATTATAAGTTGTTATTGTGTTATAAGTAGTAATTGTAGTTTTTGTAGTATTAAAAGTTGTTGTTGTAGTCCTACTTGTAGAAGTAGACTTAGAAGTAGAAGTTGATGTAGTGGTATTAAAAGTTGTAGTAGTTTCTTTTGAAGTTTCAAAAGTTGTTATTGTACTATAAGTTGTAATTGTGGTATATTGCGTAACCGTATTTTTGTTAGTTTCAAAAGTTGTTGTGGTACTTTTTGAAGTTGCTGTAGCACGTGTTTCAATAGTTGATTTAGTAGTGTTAAAAGTTGTAGTGGTTGTCTTCGAAGTAATTGTAGACTTAGAAGTAATTGTTGACCTTGTAGTATTGTAAGTTGTAGTAGTTGACTTCGTAGTATTAAAAGTTGTAGTGGTCTCGTAAATTGTAATTGTGGTATATTGTGTAACCGTATTTTTATTAGTTTCAAAAGTCGTAATAGTGCTTTTTGAAGTCGATGTAGCTCTTTTTTCTATAGTGTTTTGAAAAGTATTATAAGTTGTAGTGGTAGTTGTTGTAGTATTAAATGTAGTAATAGTTGCTAATGTAGTATTGTAAGTTGTAGTAGTTGAATATGCAGTAATTGTATTGTAAACCGTATTAGTATTTTTATTGGTTTCAAAAGTTGTTGTAGTAGTCTTTGAAGTAGAAGTAGCTCTCGTTTCAATAGTTGATGTAGTAGTATTAAAAGTTGTAGTGGTTTCTAATGTTGTGTTGTAAGTTGTTGAAGTGGTGTAAGTTGTAAGTGTAGCATATGCAGTGGTAGTTGTTGTATTTGTCTCAAAAGTTGTAGTAGTATTTCTTGAAGTTGCAGTTGCTAATGTTGTAGCAGTATCATAAGTTGTTATTGTATTAAAAGTAGTTATGGTAGTCTTAGTAGTATTAAAAGTTGTTGTTGTAGTCCTATTTGTAGAAGTGCTTCGGGTTTCAATAGTTGTTGTATTAGTGTTAAAAGTTGTAGTTGTGGTCGTTGTAGTATTAAAAGTTGTTATTGTATTAAATGTTGTAATTGTAGTATATTGAGTTACGGTGTTTTTATTGGTATTAAAAGTTGTTATTGTACTTTTTGAAGTAGAAGTAGCTCTTTTTTCTATAGTGTTTTGAAAAGTATTATAAGTTGTAGTTGTGGTCGTTGTAGTATTAAAAGTTGTTATTGTGCTAAAAGTAGTTGTTGTAGCATATGCGGTAGTAGTCGTTGTATTTGTATTAAAAGTTGTAGTTGTAATATATGCAGTAATTGTATTATAAACCGTGTTAGTGTTTTTATTGGTTTCAAAAGTTGTTGTAGTATTTTTTGAAGTAGAAGTAGCTCTCTGTTCAATAGTACTCCTGGTAGTGTTAAAAGTTGTAGTTGTGGTCGTTGTAGTATTAAAAGTTGTTATTGTATTAAATGTTGTAATTGTATTAAACGTGGTTGTAGTTTCTTTTGAAGTTTCAAAAGTTGTACTTGTGGTATAAGTTGTAATCGTATTAAAAGTAGTTGTGGTATTCTTAGTAGTATTAAAAGTTGTACTTGTAGTATAAGTTGTAATCGTATTAAACGTGGTAAGTGTAGTTTTAGTTGTATTAAAAGTTGTTATTGTATTATACGTTGTAATTGTGTTAAACGTAGTTATAGTATTTTTTGAAGTCGATGTAGCACGTGATTCAATAGTAGTTCTACTTGTTTCAAAAGTTGTACTTGTAATATATGCAGTAATTGTATTAAAAGTAGTTGTGGTATTTTTAGTAGTATTAAAAGTTGTTGAGGTGGTATAGGTTGTTATTGTATTAAACGTGGTAAGTGTAGTTGTAGTTGTATTAAAAGTTGTTGTTGTACTATACGTTGTTAGTGTTGCGTATGAAGTAGTAGTCGAATATGTTGTAATTGTATTAAACGTGGTAAGTGTAGTTGTAGTTGTATTAAAAGTTGTTGAAGTAGTATAAGTTGTAATCGTATTAAAAGTAGTTGTGGTATTTTTAGTAGTATTAAAAGTTGTTGAGGTGGTATAGGTTGTTATTGTATTAAAAGTTGTAATAGTGTTTTTTGAAGTAGAAGTAGACCTTGTTTCTAATGTGTTTCTACTTGTGTTATACGTTGTTGTGGTATTCTTTGAAGTAGAAGTTGCTCTTTGTTCAATAGTACTTTTTGAAGTGATAGTGTTTCTTGTTTCAATAGTACTCCTGGTTGTATTATAAGTAGTAATAGTATTTTTAGTAGTATTAAAAGTTGTTATTGTACTATAAATTGTAGTTGTAGAATATGTAGTAGTGGTAGTTGTGTTTGTATTAAAAGTTGTTGTTGTACTATACGTTGTTAGTGTTGCGTATGAAGTAGTAGTACTTGCTGTGGTATTGAAAGTCGTAGTGGTTGAATACGTAGTAATTGTAGTATATTGAGTTACGGTGTTTTTGTTAGTATTAAAAGTAGTAATAGTAGACTTAGAAGTAGCATAAGTTGTAGTAGTCGAATATGTAGTAATCGTATTATAAACGGTAGAAGTTGTCGTTGTAGTATTAAAAGTTGTTATTGTGTTATACGTTGTAATTGTAGAATATGCAGTAGTGGTATTTTTTGAAGTCGATGTAGCACGTGTTTCAATAGTATTTCTACTTGTATTAAAAGTTGTTGAAGTAGTGTAGGTTGTAATCGTATTAAAAGTTGTTATAGTATTTTTTGAAGTAATTGTATTAAAAGTAGTTGTGGTATTCTTAGTAGTATTAAAAGTTGTCGAAGTAGTGTAAGTTGTAATCGTATTATAAACGGTAGAAGTTGTCTTCGATGTAATTGTATTTCTTGTTTCAATAGTTGATATTGAGGTATTATAAGATGTTATAGTTAGCACACTTTGTGTTGTATTTCTTGATTCTATTGTATTTCTACTTGTGTTATAAAACGTAATAGTAGAGTAAGTTGTTATTGTATTAAAAGTAGTAGTAACCGCTTTCGATGTATTATACTGAGTAAGAGTACTTCTTGAAGTACCAGTAGCCCTTGATTCTATTGTACTTTTACTTGTAATAAACCTCGTTGATGTATTAAAAATTGTAGTGGTATTTTTAGTAGTAGTAAAAGTTGTACTTGTGTTAAATGCTGATGCAGTTGTCCTCGAAGTGAGCCTATAAGTTATTTTGTTTGTTATATAGAAAGTATAATGTTTTGTAATAGTATTAAAAGTTGTAGTTCTCGAAGTATTCTTAGAAGTAGTTCTAATAGGTGCGCCTCCAGGCCCATTTCCATAGCCCACCCACGTTGAGAAAGATGTAATGTAGGTCGTAGTTTTTGAAGTAGCTGTAGCATAGTAAGTTTGTTTATAAGTATTCTTTGCTGTGATGTAGTACGTATAATAAGTAGTAGTCACATCTGTTGTTGTCTGAGTATTTTTTGATGTGTTATAAACGGTAGAAGTGTTTCTCGAAGTAGCAGTTGTTGCGGTGGTATTATAACTCGTTGTCGTAGCGTAAGATGTAATCGTATTATAAACGGTAAAGGTATTCTTTGATGTAATGAAAGTTGTAGTAGTGTTCTTTGAAGTTGCAGTAGCTCTTGTTTCTATTGTAATTCTGCTTGTAACAAAAGTTGTAGAAGTTGTGTAGGTTGTTGTATAAGTTGTTATTGTAGCAGTAGCTTTAGTAGTAATGAAAGTTGTTGTTGTACTATAAGTTGTAAGTGTTGCATATGAAGTAGTAGTATTTTTTGAAGTAGAAGTAGCTCTTGTTTCTATTGTATTTCTACTTGTATTATAAGTAGTAATAGTATTTTTTGAAGTACTTGTAGCATATGCGGTACTTGTGTTTTTTGAAGTAGATGTAGCTCTTGTTTCTATTGTATTTTTAGAAGTATTAAAAGTTGTCGAAGTAGTGTAAGTTGTAATCGTGAGAAAAGTTGTAATAGTTGTCTTCGAAGTGGTAGTGTTTCTTGTTTCTTTAGTACTCTTGGTAGTGTTGTAAGTTGTTATGGTATTTTTTGAAGTCGATGTAGCACGTGATTCAATAGTACTCCTGGTAGTGTTATACGTTGTTATAGTACTCTTAGTGGTATTAAAAGTTGTTGAAGTTACTTTTGAAGTTGAAGTGCTTCGTGTCTCAATAGTGCTTAAGGTAGTAGCATAAGTTGTTATGGTACTCTTTGAAGTGATAGTGTTTCTTGTTTCAATAGTACTCCTGGTAGTGTTGTAAGTTGTTGTAGTAGTTTTCGAAGTAATTGTATTTCGTGATTCAATAGTTGCTAATGTTGTATTGTAAGTTGTTATAGTGTTTTTAGTAGTAGTAAAAGTTGTTATTGTACTATACGTTGTAAGTGTAGCATATGAAGTAGTAGTCGAATATGCTGTAATCGTATTAAAGGTAGTAAGTGTAGTTTTAGAAGTATTATAGGTTGTACTTGTAATATATGCAGTAATTGTATTAAAGGTAGTAATAGTATTTTTTGAAGTAGAAGTTGCTCTTTGTTCAATAGTATTTCTACTTGTGTTGTAAGTTGTTATGGTATTTCTTGAAGTAGAAGTAGCTCTTGTTTCTATTGTATTTCTACTTGTGTTGTAAGTAGTAATAGTATTTCTTGAAGTTGAGGTGCTTCTTTGTTCAATAGTAATTTTTGAAGTGATAGTGTTTCTTGTTTCAATAGTACTCCTGGTAGTGTTATACGTTGTTATGGTATTTCTTGAAGTAGAAGTAGCTCTTTGCTCAATAGTATTTTTACTTGTATTGTAAGTAGTAATAGTATTTTTTGAAGTAGAAGTAGCTCTTGTTTCTAAGGTATTTTTAGAAGTATTAAAAGTTGTAGTGGTCTCGTAAGTTGTAATCGTGAGAAAAATTGATAACGTAGTTCTTGAAGTGATAGTGTTTCTTGTTTCTTTAGTACTTAAAGTAGTATTATACGTTGTTATGGTATTTTTTGAAGTAGAAGTTGCTCTTTGTTCAATAGTATTTCTACTTGTGTTATAAGTAGTAATAGTGTTTCTTGAAGTAGAAGTAGCCCGTGTTTCTATTGTATTTTTACTTGTATTATACGTTGTAATCGTAATTCTTGAAGTAGCAGTATTTCTTGATGTTGATGTTGCTAAAGTAGTATTGTAAGTGGTAATAGTTGACTTCGAAGTATTAAAGGTTGTGATAGTTGAATACGTAGTAATAGTGTTAAAAGTTGTGATAGTGTTTTTAGTAGTATTAAAAGTTGTTGAAGTTACTTTCGAAGTTGAAGTAGCTCTTGTTTCTAAAGTATTTTTAGAAGTATTGTAAGTAGTAGTAGTTGTCTTTGAGGTAATCGTAGACCTGGAAGTAATTGTTGACCTTGTAGTATTGTAAGTCGTAATAGTTGACTTAGAAGTATTGTAAGTTGTTGTTGTAGTATAAGATGTAATCGTATTAAAAGTAGTTATAGTGCTTTTAGTGGTATTAAAAGTTGTTGATGTTGTCTTCGATGTACTTGTATTTCTTGATGTCGCAGTCGATAGTGTAGTATTGTAAGTTGTAATAGTTGACTTAGAAGTTTCATACGTAGTAATAGTTTCATATGTAGTAATAGTATTAAAAGTAGTTGTAGTCGTCTTCGAAGTTTCAAAAGTTGTAGTAGTAGACTTAGAAGTAGCAGTTGCCAATGTTGTAGCAGTATTATAAGTTGTTATTGTATTAAAAGTTGTTGTAGTCGATAATGTGGTATTATAAGTTGTTGTAGTTGTTTTCGAAGTAATTGTATTTCGTGTTTCAATAGTATTTTTACTTGTATTAAAAGTAGTAATGGTTGTTTTAGAAGTATTATAGGTTGTAATAGTTGAATAAGTAGTAATTGTATTATAGGTTGTAATTGTGTTTTTCTGTGTATTGAATGTAGTTGAAGTTACTTTCGATGTTGAAGTACTTCTTTGTTCAATAGTAGTTTTTGAAGTTTCGTAAGTTGTAATAGTTTCTAATGTTGTATTATAAGTCGTAATAGTTGACTTAGAAGTTTCATAAGTTGTTGTTGTAGTATAAGATGTTATTGTATTAAAAGTAGTTATAGTGCTTTTGGTAGTATTAAAAGTTGTTGAAGTTGTTTTCGAAGTTGAAGTAGACCTCTGTTCAATAGTAGTTTTTGAAGTTTCGTAAGTTGTAATAGTTGTTGTATTTGTTTCAAACGTGGTAATTGTTTCAAAAGTAGTTATTGTAGCATATGCAGTAGTAGTAGTTTTTGAAGTTTCATAAGTTGTTATGGTCGCATACGTAGTAATAGTATTAAAAGTAGTTATAGTACTTTTAGTGGTGTTGAATGTAGTTGAAGTTACTTTCGATGTTGAAGTAGACCTCTGTTCAATAGTAGATAATGTTGTGTTATAAGTTGTAATAGTTGTCTTCGAAGTTTCATAAGTTGTTATTGTATTGAACGTTGTAATTGTCTCAAAAGTTGTAGTGGTTGTCTTTGAAGTTTCAAACGTTGTAGTAGTAGACTTCGAAGTAGCAGTTGCTAATGTTGTAGCAGTATCGTATGTAGTAATTGTATTAAATGTAGTAATGGTATTCTTCGTAGTATTAAAAGTTGTAGTAGTTGTTTTTGAAGTAATCGTAGACTTAGAAGTAATAGTTGCTAATGTTGTATTGTAAGTGGTAATAGTTGACTTCGAAGTATTGTAAGTAGTAATAGTTTCATATGTAGTGATTGTATTAAAAGTAGTTATAGTGCTTTTAGTGGTATTAAAAGTTGTTGATGTTGTCTTCGATGTTGAAGTGCTTCTTTGCTCAATAGTTGATAATGTAGTTTCGTAAGTTGTAGTAGTTGTTTTTGAAGTAGATGTACTTTTTGAAGTAGAAGTTGCTAATGTGGTATTATAAGTTGTAGTAGTTGACTTAGAAGTTTCATAAGTTGTTGTTGTAGTATAAGATGTAATCGTATTAAAAGTTGTTATAGTATTTTTAGTGGTATTATAAGTTGTTGAAGTTGTTTTTGATGTTGAAGTAGACCTCTGTTCAATAGTTGCTAATGTTGTGTTATAAGTTGTAATAGTTGACTTAGAAGTTTCATAAGTTGTAGTGGTTGTCTTCGAAGTTTCATACGTAGTAATAGTTTCATATGTAGTAATAGTATTAAAAGTTGTTATAGTATTTTTAGTGGTATTATAAGTTGTTGAAGTTGTTTTCGAAGTTGAAGTAACTAAAGTTGTTGCTGTAGCTAAAGTAGTATTATAAGTTGTAATAGTTGACTTAGAAGTATTGTAAGTAGTTGTAGTCGTCTTCGAAGTTTCAAAAGTTGTAGTAGTTGTCTTAGAAGTAGCAGTTGCTAAAGTAGTAGCAGTATCATATGTGGTAATAGTATTAAACGTTGTGATGGTACTCTTCGTAGTATTAAAAGTTGTTGAAGTTGTTTTCGAAGTTGAAGTAGACCTCTGTTCAATAGTAGTTTTTGAAGTCTCAAAAGTTGTAATGGTAGTTGTTGTAGTATTAAAGGTTGTAATAGTTGACTTAGAAGTTTCGTAAGTTGTTGTTGTAGTATAAGATGTTATTGTATTAAACGTGGTGATGGTACTCTTCGTAGTATTATAAGTTGTTGAAGTTACTTTTGATGTACTCGTAACTATTGATGTTGATGTTGACCTTGTGGTATTGTAAGTCGTAATAGTTGACTTAGAAGTTTCATACGTAGTAATAGTTTCATAGGTAGTGATTGTATTAAACGTGGTTATAGTGTTTTTAGTAGTATTATAAGTTGTTGAAGTTGTCTTCGATGTTGAAGTTTGTAAAGTAGTAGCGGTGTTGAAAGTAGTAATAGTATTAAAGGTGGTGATGGTACTCTTCGTAGTATTAAAAGTTGTTGAAGTTACTTTTGAAGTCGAAGTAACTAAAGTTGTTGCAGTTGATAATGTGGTATTATAGGTCGTGGTGGTTTCTTTTGTAGTATTAAAAGTTGTAGTAGTGTTTTTTGAAGTAGCAGTTGCTAAAGTAGTAGCAGTATCATACGTTGTAATCGTATTAAAAGTAGTTATGGTATTTTTAGTAGTATTAAAAGTTGTTGATGTTACTTTTGATGTACTATATTCAGTAGTAGTTTCTTTTGTAGTGTTAAACGTTGTAGTAGTACTTTTAGTAGTATTAAAAGTTGTTATAGTTTCTTTTGTAGTATTAAAAGTTGTAGTAGTGTTTTTTGAAGTAGCAGTTGCTAAAGTTGTTGCAGTTGCTAAAGTTGTGGACCTGGTGGTATTAGTAGCCTTAGTTGTATTAAACTCTGTACTGAATTTTAATTCGTCAAGAAACCCAAAAGCGCCGTTTGCCATAACTATCCCTTAGTTCATTATGAAAACGGGCCTAAATAGTTGACTGCCACGTTACTTGTGTTGACCACGTAATACGACATTAAAGAAATGCCGTTGGCGGATGTGTCAAATGATATAGAATCTCCTCGAGGGGTTTTAAACAATGAATTTAATGTTATTGAATGCCCACCTGAACTATCTTGTATTAGTGCGATAAGTCCACTTTGTCCTTCACGGCCTGATAAGGCTGTCGGAGTTAAAGTAACGTTACCGGTTAAAGTAAGATTATAATTGTTCTTTGCAGATAAGTCAATGTTATTAGCACCGGTTATAGAAGTCGAAGTTTGAGTTACGGTAAATGCACCATTAATCTGTACATTACCGCTACTTGTAACTTCGTTTAGTACGGCATTACTGCCTGATGTTATTACTTTTTTCCAATTTGGCATCTACTACTTCTCCTACTATACGGTTGGTTACTTCTTTTGAAGCCCACTTCCCTTAACGGGCCAATATAGACTATACTACTACTTACTAATTACTTCTTTTTTTTCTTCTAAGTTTTTAAGTCTACTTACTTCCTTAAAAACTTTATTTAATACTGCTCCTACAAAAAGTGAATCTTTCCCTTTTATTGTAGAATTATAAATACACTCTTTTATAAAATCTAACTCAGCTATATCGAATTTCATCCTGTTAGCCTCTTGTACTCATTTTGTAACCATTGAACTGAATCAATCGCAACTTGTAAATCAGAACCTCTTAGTGATACTGAATCTCCTATTGTTCTTAATAACCACTCAATATGTTTTTTTTCTAAGTCTAAAACACTATTTGGTGTGTTCATTGCTGTTTTTGGTTTTGACCCTGTCGTTTTCTTACGTTTAGGGTCAACCTTGTCTATTAATCCCATATGTAACCTTTATCTTCTATTTTATGAATAAATAAATATATCACCTGTTGCTGTATTTACGTGCATCATACCTATTCTACTACCTGCGGCTGTTCCAAAATCATTTGGATTAGCACCATCATTCGGGTCTAAAGCTGAACCTGAAACAGATACTATGTATTGAAATCCTGCTGCTGAAGCATCTACTGATGTCGCATTATGTGCTAATTTATCTTCCGCACCGACTGCCCATCTGTTAATGTCGTCATCAAATACTAAAGCGGCGCCGGCGTAAGATGCGTTAGTTTGTACTACAATACCACCATCACCTGCGGCAGAACCACTATTAAGTAAAATAAATTTATCTTCTACTAATAAATTTGAAACTTGTTGTTGAACCGTATCACCATAGATTGTTAAGTCACCATTAATGGTAAGATTATCACCGATAGTCACTTCTGATGTACCAGCCCCTATTGTTGCAGAAGATACTCCCGACATATCAACATTCAATGTGTGTGCGATGTTTTCACCACTTGTAGCACCTGTAGATGTAAGACCTGTACCTGCTGTTATGTTCTGAACATAATCGCCTGTAGTATCTGTCGCTAAAGCAACTGAGTTAGCTTGTATTGTCATAGCACCGTTTGAGGCTAATGCAATATCTCCACTAACTGCTACTGAAGCAATATCTGTTCCATCACCAACTAAAATCTGTCCTGATGTTTTAGCTACTAAATCAGTAGGTGCGTTTGAAGCACCACCAACTTTAACACTACCTCTTGTAATGTTTGCCAACATAGAGTTTTCAACTGAATCTGCGGCGATTGTTACAGCACCGTTTGAGGCTAATGTTACATCACCACTAACTGCTACTGAAGCAATATCTGTTCCGTCACCAACAAGTATTTGACCACTTGTTTTAGCATCTAAATCAGTAGGCGCATTTCCTGTTCCGCCAACTTTAACACTACCACGTGTTATGTTAGCTAACATAGAGTTTTCAACTGAATCTGCGGCGAGTGTTAAAGCACCGCCTGCTGCTATTGTAGCATCACCTGATACATTACCGAATACAGAATCTTCTAAATTACTAAATGTTATCTTCTTTTCAGTACCATTATCTGAAACAATAAAGTGGTCTTCTGTCTGATGTAAACTTGTAAAAGCCGAAAATGCATCAATATCTAAACTTGCTGCTGCTATGTTTGTTAATGCTGAACCATCTCCTTTAAAGTAACTCGCAGTTACATTATTCAGACTTGCATTTGAGCCTGAAACGATTACTTTTTTCCAATTTGCCATTACTTTTCTCCCCTAATTCGGCTATTCATCTTCACTTATAAATATTATGTTTTTAAAAAATTGTGTCATCATCTATCAAAGTCCTACATAAAAAGCACTACCACTATACATTATGCCACCGCCTGTTGCAGTAGGTGTCGCACCTACGATTGGTCTTAGTAAAAACATCGAAGCCGTTACGTTGTTAGTTACTACACGAGAACCTGTCGTAGCAAATATACTTATAGCATTACCATTATTTGTTGCAGTCATTGCGTCACCGTGAAAATCAAATGTCCTTGAATTAGGACTCAAGATACTTCCGGAAAATGAAGCAGTTATTGCTAATCCTGAGCCACCGCCACCGCCACCGCCTCCTGAAAGGCCTGATAAGTCTACTGAATTTCCGCCTGTGATAGATAATCCGTAAGTTGACGCATTAAAAGTCAATAGCTGTGAGTCTGAATCTAAATTTGCTTGTGAACCTGAACGAATTCCTTTCGGCAACAAATCTATTAGTTGGTCTGAGCCACTTATCAGATTAGGTATTTTTGCGGCTAAATGTGCTTTTGAAAAAGAGCCACTTATTTGTGATGCTAATTGTGCAGAAGAACTTATAGTACTTGCAGGTAGATTTGCTTTTGTTTGTGCAGAACTACTAACTATTCCAAGTCCGTGTATTCTATCAATCTCAAACGAACCTGAAAAAGACCCTGTAAATGAACCTGTAAAATTAAAGTCAGCTGTTTCCCACCCGTATTCACTTGTTAAAGAACTCGTTACATTTGTAGTTCTTAAAAATTGTCCCGCTTGTTGTGGTGCTTTTGCTTGTCTTGTTAAATCTATTTTAGCCAATTATCGTCTCCGCTCTATACTTAATTAGTAAGGTATCCGAGTTATCTACTAAGATTCCACTATGGTCACCACGTGGTTTATATAAAACTAATTGTTCAAATCTTGACCCGGATAAAAAATAATCTGAACCACTAACCCTGTGTGTTTTTTGGTCTTCAGTAGTTTGTTGTTCTAAACCATTTATTTTTAAAGAAACACTTCCTGTAACTATTGCTTGTCCTGTAGGAACATCTATATTATAAACTTGTGTAGTAGAATCAGACCTTCTTTGTTGTTTAGGAAGAACTTCTTCTCTATCTTTTATAAGAGTATTAACATAATTTTGCGTGATTATATCAGTATTGTTTTCTGATAAACTACTTGTTAAATGTAAATTAAAAGGCTTTAAACTACCATTTAATGTATGTCTGAATCCTAATACTTCAGAAACATTATTTTCATCATTTACAGACACTATAGAATTTATTAAGATTCTTCGTATTTCCGTTGAGTTTGCCATCAGAATCCTTGAGTAAATTTTATTTTTAATTTATCTTCGTCTTTTAGACGATATCCATATGAACCTGTTATATTATATATTACAACTTTATCTGTACCTGATACAAAGTAGTCTGAAGAGTGTGCATTTGAATTTTCATTTTGTCGTAAACTTAATCCGTTTAAATATACTTCTAAACTATCTGTGTTTATTCTTTGTGAACCTGTTGGTTTGAAAGTAACTTGATAAAATTGATTTCCATCAGAATCAAGAGAAGACGATTGGCTACCGGACAAATATACTTGTCTGTTTACAAAGTTTCCTTTAAGATAACCATAAGTAACGATTGCGTTATCATCCGCAGAACTTGATGGCTGACCTGTGCCTCTCATAACGTAAAGAGTTGGCCCGCCATTTGAATTAGTGAACTCTAAATCTTCTTGTGGTCCTATTTGGTTAACTCTTAAAAAATCTCTCGCATCAGGCATTAGCCTCTCCTATACTTGACTCTCAATTCCGCCTTGCTGTGGAAAGTTATATTTGTTATCATTTAAATCTTCATTATCTAATGTTTGCTTTAGATTACTTGATGCTTCTGAAAAGTTTGTTACAAACTTTGGAGAAAATCCTCTCTGTGTGTTAGATACGCCATTAAATTCTTCAGGCAGTAGATACCCATTAAAAGTAAAACTAAAATTAGTTCTAATTAATCGTTCTTGTTCAAACTCTGATGCATCTTGAAAACTATCTATACTTGCTCGAAATTTAAATTTTCCAGGGTCACCCCAATATGAGCCATCAGTAAAATTAATCTTTTCTATAATTCTATTCATTTGGTCTGTGAAGTTTGTCCATATGATAGCTTCATAATTCATAATCATATAATCCGGCATAGTTACAGAATGAAATTCTTGACTTGGCGTAGCACCATTCATAGCACTCATTAAATCGTATCTGTTATTTACAGAATATTTTTTTTGAAATTGATAATTGAGTCTTGGCTTATTAGCATCTAACTTATCAATAGAATAATTTGGGTCTTTTTCAACAGAGACTCGTCTAAATGCTATAACAGGTATAACTCTTTTTTTATTTCTGTCTTGCATCCACCCTGATTTTCTAACTGCGGCCCATCTTTCAGGATTAGCATACATAATAGGAACTTTAACTTGATTACCATTTTCTTCAACTGCGGGTCTTATTACTTCATTAAAATAATACATAACAGCCGCATCGTGGTCCATAAGAGTAATTGAATAATTCTTTTTAAGACTATCATCATCTCTTCTTAATTCACGAGACCTATTTACTTTACGTTTTTCTGTATATTCTATAGGTCTTGATAACTTTGGCTCTACTTGTCTACCTGCCATTATATTGTCCTCACTTGTTCAATGCCTAAACTACTTATTCGTGTTAGATATCCTGATGCTATTACTGAAAAGTTTTGATTCTGCATACCTCCTACTAACTGATTTTCATTTAAATTAGAAATAGTCCAATATGCGTAATTCCAATTAACTACATCACCTAAACTAATAACAATTTTTGCATCTAAAATTGAATCTCTTAGAAAAGAAAAGGTAACATTTTGATTTCTGTCCGGTCCAAACTCATCAGTATTGAAATCAAAATCTTCAGCGTCAATTAAACAATTCAATGTGACACCCGGTTTCCAAGATTTACCGGATGCTGATTCTCCATACATATCAGTTGGAGTTTCACCGGCGTCAAGTTGATATACAACAACTTCTTGGTCTATGATTCCGTCTTTACCGTTCACAGGGTCACCAAGAAGTTCTTTATTAACTTTATGAAAGAAGTTGTTATCTCTTGTTGAGAGAAAGCGTCCTGCCATTTTATTATCCTATGTAAATAGGGTATGGAACTTTATTAAGTTTTTCTTGCAACGCTTCGGCTTCATCTCGTTCTGATTCCATCATTGCTTTTCTACTTGTTTGTTCTAATATTTCCCTAAGTTGTGTTACTAAAGTTTCTTTTTCTGAAGCGGCTTCATTTCTTAACGTATCTCCATCCATTGAGACATCACCGCCTGGTATAGGAACTGAAGCATATTTACTTCGTATCGTTCCTAATAATTCTTTACAAAGAGCTAAAGCATATTTCTTTATCCATTGTTTACCAACATCATTTATATGTCTAAACTTCATATTGTCATACGGAGCATTACTAATATCACTAACTCTTCCTACACTATCACCTTTTAACGGATTACCTCTGTCATCTTTAATCAGATATTTAAAATGTAATTTATAGTTTTCTAATGGTCTTGGAAAAATTCTTAATTTATTGTTAATCAATTCAAATGTATATGCTGATTTTCTTATTTGGTCGTTCAATTCAATCGCTTGTATTCTTAGCAAATCAGAATACATAGGCATCATCAAAAATTGTACTGAAGGAGAATAATTTCCCCAACCGAAAGCGTCTAACATATTCATATTATTACTACCAACACCTGCATAAGGGTCAAAATATTTATTGACTGCTGCGGGGCCTTCATAAAAAACTTTTCTAACTTCTATGCCACTACCTGAAGAAGCTACACTTTCTGAAACGTTTGTCCATAATGTATTTAAATCGTATTCTTGTGAGCCACTAACAATGTCAATAGAGCCTGTTTTGAAATCTACCGTACCACCAACTCCTGCTTCAGTACCATATTGTTCTGAAAGAGTTATGAATCTGCCGAAAGAATTTGTAACAGGTCTGTGTGTTAAATTTGAGCCTGTAGATTGTCCTTGTAAAGATAATAGATTATCTTTGATATTAAATTGATTTACTTGTGCTGAATATTCAGTAATAGATTCTTCATAACAGGCATAAAAAGAGCCTGATTGCATTTCTACATCTATAATAGGATATCCAAGTCTTTTAGCAGCCCAGTCAGAAAATCTATCTACAGAATGTACACCCGAACCTGAAAATTCTGAGTCTGAATCATAAAATCCATATGGTGTTTGACTACTACTAAAATTACTCGAACCAGCCCAAATTGGTAATTGTGCCATTTATTTCTCCAAAAGTCTTTTGTCATATATAAATATAAAACTATTAAGTTTCTGAAGGTTGTAAAAAAAGAAAAAGCCCCAAAAGAGGGGCTTAATCTTTAAAGTGTATAAGTTTAACTTAAACTTACACCATATCAACGTCTGCGACGATGACTTTTCCGTAGAACTCAGGACGTACCATCTTCTTAGCATAACGAGTCATTACACCTTTACGTGGAGTAAAGTTGACCGGGTCATACACAAGAGGTGTCATAATTAACGGAATATATGGAGCATATACAGCACCTGTTTCTAAGAAATTACTTCCTCTGAAACCACATAGTATCTGATTCTCTAACATATAAGGGTTCTTGTAAACCGTATATCTGTTATTTAATGCACCCATTTGTTGTACACCCATCGCATACTTGTTATTCATCGCATCACCGTTTGTAGATGCAGCGTAGCCTGGAATAGACTCGATTATTGTAGCAGTCTCAGGAGACACAACAATAAAGTTAGCACCACCACGTAGTGTTTTTTGATGAATAGCATTACTAACGGCTTGTATTTTGTTTCCAAGTGTTTGGAACCACTCGCCTTTAGTGTAAGCATTTGAGTTACCTGAAGATTCAGCGAAAACGTTTCCGCCATCCCATTCAAATCCAACTTTAGCAGACCATCTATCTGTCTTAGCAGAAGCGTTAGCCATTAACATATCAAGGATTTCTAAATCGATTTCCATAGAAACGTACTCAGAAAGCATAGATGTTAACTCAGCTTCAGCATCAACTGAATGATAAGCGTTAAGGTCTTGAGCTAATTCAGGTGTCCAAACTGCTTTCAATTTACGTGTCTTAGCGACAATCGGAATTGATTTCATTTGGATGTCTACCTGAGGTATACTCAAGTCTGTTGGTGTTGGTTCTGCAGGAGTATCTTCAAAATCGCCTCTGCTTGTAGCAGAAGTTTCTTTTGAAAATTTAACTGCAATAGATGATGTTACGTGAGCACCATATACACCGGCTGTTGCTGGTGGAGCAATGATGAAAGAAATAGTATCATTACCGTCATACTTTGTATAAGCAGGATACTGAGTTGTTACACTATCTCCTACTAATTCAAAAGACCTTACAGCGTCTACATCAACGTTGTCTAAATCCTGTTTACGAATACTAACTTTTATCAAAGTACTTAAAGAACTTGATAAAGAAGGTTCGAAATCAGTATCTTCTTGGTCTACTGAACCGGTTATGTATTTATCTTGTGCTAGCGTTTGTGCACCATCTGTATGTGCTACAGCTTGGGATAGTTCTTTAGAAGAGTATCCGAATTTACCTGCACCATAAAGTCCGCCACTTGCGTCGCCTGAACCTGATGTGTTACCGAAGATGTCGCCACCCGCAGAAGCAAGCCCGTTACCGGAGCCGTATTTGAAATCAAGATAGAAAATAAGTCCACTTGGAAGATTCATAGGCTGTACGCTTACGAAGTCTTGAGCAGCTAATTCACCAAAGATTCTACGAACCAATGGAAGAGCCACACCTGACCATTCTTCTTTTTGAGAGCCGGTAGATGTCTGTGAAGCTTCTTTAACCAGCTGTGAAGCCTGGTTTTCAAGAAGTACGGACATACTACTTTTCTTAGTTTCATCATTGATTCCATCAAGTAGACCTGTTGGTTCCCATTTCTCTGTAAGCTTTCTTGTGTGTTTCAACAATTCAGCTTGCGGAGATTGAGCACTCATTAAGTCATTAATGTTGTCATAATTAGGCATTTTAATTCCCCTTAAATGATGTTGGCTAACTTCTTGAATCTGTTGCGAAGAGCTGAACCTTCAGAAATTACTTCTGTTTGTTTTTCACTCTTTGTTGACGCAACAGCTTTAGAAGCTGAGCCTTTTGATTCTTTAATATTGTTTTTAGCACCATTTCCAAAAGTTTCAGCCATTGTTGAATAAACCAACTTGACTTCTCTTAGATTTGTTGCTCTGTCGAAAGTTTCAACAACTTTCATTTTTTGCTCATTGTTTAGGCCATGTGCACGGAAAAGCTTGTTTGTGAAAAGAAGCTTAGCATTAAGTAGATTAACTTCGTTTAGCTTGTCTCTCATAAATTTGACTGCTTCACGAGTTTCTTCTAACTCAGCTTTAAGTTTAGAAGTTTCAGAAACTTCGTCTTCTTTAGGCTCGTCTTCTTCTTTAAGAGCGTCAAGTATTTCGTCTAAGTTAAACTCAGAGTCTTCCTTAACTTCATCTTTAGAATCATCGTCCTCTTCTTCCTCTTTCACTTCATCTTTAGCTTTATCGTCTTCGTCTTCTTCCTTGACTTCATCTTTTTCGTCTTTATCATTACGTCCTTCTTCAAGGTCGGCATCTTCGTCAAGTTCAGATTCAAGCTCTTTAATAACAGCTTCAAGGTCAAGTTCATCTTCATCGGCATCTTTTTCCATGTCTTCGCCTTCTTCTTCGTCCATCTCATCTTCGTGTTCTTCTTCAGCGACTACAGGTGCATACTTTACACCATCGATTTCGATTATCTCAGACTCATCTACCTCTTCACTATCTTCGTGACCATCTTCTTCAACTTCATCACCATCGCGTCTCATATCGCCGCGACCTTCTTCTTTTGCTTCTTCATCATCCATTTCTTCTTCGACATCTTCATCTTCGTGTTCATCTTCGTCAATTTCGATTTCGTTCTGAATTTTCTGTGAAAGCATATTCTGAAGTTTAGGTGTGAAAGCTTCTTCTAACGCTAACTTAGCATTAGTAATAGCTGTTTCACGAACTGCTTTGGCATCTGCAATGGCATCTTTTAATAAATCATCCATTACTATTCTCCTTACGGAATTTGGAATTAAAATAGTTATTTTAAACTATTATAGAATTTCTCTATTGGTACACTTTATGATGTACGAAAGTACGAAAGTGTATTTGTTTTTATATAAATATATAAAGAAAAAGTTTTATAACCATTTAGTTGGTCTTTTTTCTTTTCTTTGTCTCATACGAGCTTTAGCTTGTGCTCGTTTTTTTCTTTTTACTGCACTCGGCTTTTTAAATTCTTGTCTTTCACGTAACTCTAAAAGAATACCTGATTCTTTTACTTTTCGTTTAAATATTGAAATTGCCTTTTCAATACTTTTTCTTTTGTCAACCTTTACATATACCATTAGTCTTTTTCATCCTTCGCATCGTAGTTTTTATCTACATAGTTAAAAAATTTCTTTTTCTTGTCGTTATCCATATCAGCAGGTGAACTTGCATCAAATTTCTTTAAAGCAGATTGAAAGAATTTTTTATATTCATCATCTTCTGTAATGTCTTCGCTTATCTCATAATAACGACCCATTATGTTACCCATATCTTCATATAGACCCTGCATACGTTCTTGAAGACTTGCGGCTTCTTCTGCAATCTTACTAAATTGTTTTGAATGAGTATTTAATTCTTTCATATTACGTGAAACGGTTACTCTGTCAAACCAATCTTCTTGAAGAGATTCTGTATGTATCTTTGCTGTTTCAGCAACATTCTTTAGTACATTAGCAATGCTACGTAAATCATTTATTTTAATGTCTTCGCCAATACGACCGAATCTATTAACCATACCAAGAAATGAGTCTGTATCAATTTTCTTTGATTCTTGTTGCTCATCTTCGTTGACCATAGTAGCCATCTCAATGGTACCGACAGGTTTTATAGTTCTAATAGGGCTAAAAAGAATTGAATTTTCTTTTATTATGTCTTTAAGTTTCATTATATTTTCCTTTATCTATGTAATACGTGTACTTTACCTGTAGCACCTATTGTTACTGAATACACTCCTATAGGATAAACCGTTTTTACTAAACATTGACTACCATTTAGTGTGCCGCTGTTTGAACAATTTATTACTACGTTTGTAGCATTTTCAATAATAAATCCTGCAGCACCTGCTTCTGAACCGGTTGCAAAATACGTTGAATTTGGTCCTACATATGTTACTTTGTTGTAGTCACCTGGACTATGAGACCTACTTCTCTGTGTTCGGTGTATTCCACCTACATCTGCTGTTGCCATTTCTTATCTCCTCAATTTACCTTTTGGTAAGTATCTTCTAAATTCTTTTCTAACTTTACGCCATAACATTTTCATAAAAGGTCTTTCACCTTCGTGTGTTCTGTTCCACTCACCTGTTTCAATTCCACGTATAATATCTAACGCATCGTATTTATCATTTTTAACGCCATCCATCATCATCTTAATTATTTCATATGATGCTTTACCTAAAATCTTTGACATCTTCTTTACATCGTTATCCATCATTTGTTTAGCTTCTGTACTACTCCATTTAGCAGGAACAGCATCAAAATCTTCTTCAACTTTTGGTTTAAAAGGTGTTGCTTGTGGATTTGAATACACTTGCATTTGACTAAACATTTCTGATAACTTAATCATTAAAATACACTCATAATTATATCGTGATTACTAAAAACTTTCTGTGACCTTGCAAATAAAATTTTGTCTAATTTAGTTCTCGCTTTTATAGTTTCATTTGCTTGTCTTAATAAATCTTCTACATACATTAAACCTTCGTATGCTTTTATAACTCTTTTATCACCAATTTGTCTTGCAAGTTCTGCTCTTGCTCTTGTGTGATTATTATTATCAGTAAGCATTCTTATAGATTCAATATAAGCACTGCCTAATTCTTTTTTTTCTGAAATAGTTTTTTTATTTTCATTATATTTTTTAGCCACATCTGCTAATGTAGGTAACGGGTCACCAAATTTTCTATTTTCATAGCCAGGTGCTGATTCACTTATTATATTTTTTAACTTGACCATTATTTTCTCCCGTCTTTTTTAAGATACTTTTTATATATTTTATCCCACTCTTTCCAAATGTTATTCATTTGGTCAAGTGATTTGTTAAGACCATTAGCAATTTTATTCATCATCTTGTTATACTCGTCTATTGCTAAGTCATAATTTCTTCTGTCGTTCCAATCATACATATGGGTTTCTCTTGGGCCGTAATCTATTGGACTTGGATGGCCTTGAGCTAATTCGTTAAATACTTTTACCCAATGTGTTTCTGTTTTATCAGGGTCTTTAGGATGTACCATAAAAGCAGTTTTTACTCTTTCATTTAAAACTTGTTCTCTATAAGCTATCTT